TGGTGGGTCCACAAGTACTCCTATATCGCCCTCTACCCTCAAGGAGATTTCAAGTCCATAGGCTTTTCAGCCGTTGGTGATGATTCCGTCGGAGGCGTTCCCTCCGAGTACCCACTATACACTATGGAATACGTCGGCTCTTGGGCCAAGAAGTCCTTGGGCATGACGTACACTAACTGCGCCAAAGACGGCACGGCTCAGCTCTCGTGGGCCGAGATCACCTTTCTTAAGAGATCCTTCGTCCCTGAACATGGTCGCGTCCTGGCACCCCTAGCGGGAGCCTCTATTTATAACGCTGTGGCGTGGTCGTCCTCTGACTACCTCGATCGTGTCGTGGCCCAGTCCGTGGCTGATTCGGTCTTGCTTGAGACCTATCACCACGGGCGGCCTAAATACGACCAAGCCCTAGCGTGGTTTAAGAGGGAGTCCGTTCGTCTTGGGCGCGAGCTCCGTCTTCGAAACTATGGAATGCTCCATGCCGAAAGGCTGAAGGAGTATAGACCGTCGTAGAGTCCTCCGCCTCCCGAGGCGTTAAATCGGGCTTTCCGACAGAAATCTGCGTCGGATTGAAGCAGTACGGATCCTGTCCTAGCCGTAGCCAAGTAGGACAAACTCCCCCAATTGGGGGGCCCACAGGGTCCGATGGAGCCCTATCGGCTTTTAATCCATCACACAAACAACAGCAAAGTTCAATGTGGACCAACAGTCCACCGCTCCGCAGCAGCTAACTACGCCTGCGGATACCTCTACTTTCACTACCCCGACCATGTCATTCGGTGACGTCGGGGATGTTGCCCAGACCGAAATCAAGGGCTATGCTTCGACTGCCCACTCCCTCGGTGATTTTAAGGAGAATAAGCTCTTGGATCGTATGGTCCATCTCATTAATATCCCATGGAGTGAAGCTGATCTCTCTGGCCCACTCTTCGATCAGGACGTGGATAAACTCCTCAGGGAACACCCGAGGAATGCTGACGTCTTGAAACTCTTCCAGTACTATCATGCTGATATAGAGATCACCGTTAGACTGAATACCAA